TTTCGATCTACAAAATCAGGTGCAGGAATGACAAGAGCAGGTGTTGCTGCCTACAGAAGAAAAAACCCTGGATCTAAATTAAAAACAGCAGTTACAGGTACAGTTAAGAAAGGAAGTAAAGCTTCAAAAAGACGTAAGTCATATTGTGCAAGATCAGCAGGTCAAATGAAAATGCATAATGTTAATTGTAGTAAAACTCCAGACAAGAGAATATGTGCTGCAAGGAGAAGATGGAAATGTTAAGTTGGTTGAAAAAGATATTAGGTATTGATAAACTAGAATACAAAATTAGACTGCTAGAAAGAAAAAATTATTGGAGAGAAAAATATAAACATGTCTTATCTGAATGCAAACATACCTCCAATATACTGTAAGCTTAGAAAGGAGTATTTATATGATCTTAAACAACATATGGAAGAGAGTGAAGACTGTGTTATCTTCGGTATTACATCTATCTCAGGTCGTGCGCTCTTATTCAATATCATGTTACCAAACGGTGCGTGCTACTGGCGTTTACCTATATCAGCATTTTATCAAAAATCTTTTGATAGATCCGACGTGCCGAATATGCAAGTACATGAATTGGAATTGTGGAATAGTTTTAGCTATTGGCCTAGTGTTACTTGTTTTGATTGGCTGGATGGTGTAGCTGGTAAGTATCTAGGATTAGATAAAAAATTCTATCATGGAAAATATCTTTTCACGATTGATTGGGCACATCCAGACGTTAATATTTTGGACACAGAACATTCTGAAATTCCTCAAGAGCATAAGTGTGCGCATATATTGGCTCTTGATAACGGTAATTATGCAGCTCAGCCTAATAATCGTATTCTGTGGCACATTAATAGTTATACTACTGATAACAGCTGGCCAGACTATAAAGTTCAAACTACATATTGGGATGCGGAAGATAATGATATGGTTACAGAAGATAGTGATAAAATGTTTTATCAAATGAAAGAAAAAGAAAAATCAGTAAATGATATTCTTATGGAGGGGTATGTTGAAGAGCAAAAACAATACGAAAATGCAGAAAAAATAAAAGCAGAGGATAAAAGTTACGAATGATAGATAGATTTATATATGCATTTTTTGAGACTCTAGACAAAGTTTGTGAATGGATAGATAATATATTCTTTAACAAAAGGAAGAAGAAATGAATTTTAAATGGGATTTAAAAAAACAATTAGACGAAAAAAAGAAAGCTGAGTCTGCAAAAGCACAGCTTCGTAAAAGAAGTTTAGATTCTATTGCAAGACCAAAAGCAGTTAAGAACATCACATCTAATGATCCAAGATTACAAGGTATTTAATGTCCACTAAACCCCTTAACATCGGAGAAGAGGCAAAGGTGCAAATGCCAATGAAGACGGTAGCTAGTTTGATTTTACTGGTCGCAATGGGAGTACTTGGGTATACTGAGCTGACTTCTAGATTAGTATCTCTGGAGACATCAAGAGAATTATTTCAAAATGATTTGTTAAAGAAATCAGAACAAGTACCCGTGGATCAGGAACAAATATTTTTAATTGAGGATTTGTACAAGTCTGTTGAGAAAATGGAACAGACTCAAGAAATGAACATGACTAATAAAGTTAATATAGAATTTTTAAGAGAACAGTTAGATAAGGCATTAGCTGATATTGAAGAATTAAAAGACAAAGTTAGAGCAAACGGGGGTCATTAATGGAGTTGATTATAGCTTTACTTATGATTGTCAACGGTGAGATTAAAGAACACAGAATACAAGAATCTATGTCTGACTGCTTGAAGGGCAAGAGGGTTGCAACGAGAACGAATAAAAATAATAATATTCAGTATCAGTGTATAAAGTCGATGGCCGAGCTTGAGTCGAACATCGATGGTAGTAAATCAATTAAAAAATTAATATTGGAGTAATTATGGAATTGACAAGAAATTTTTCTCTTCAAGAGCTAATTAAATCAGATACAGCAATTAGGTTGGATATAAATAACAACCCTAATTCTGGTCAAATAGAAAAACTAAAAGCATTGTGTGAAAATATACTGCAACCGGTACGTGATCACTTCGGAAGAGTAAAAGTTACTAGCGGATTCCGTTCAGAACAGTTGTGCCTAAAAATTGGCAGCTCAGTCAACAGCCAACATGCAAAAGCTGAGGCGGCAGACTTCGAATGTATAGGAACCGACAATGCTGAATTAGCTGATTGGATTAATAAGAACCTTCCGTATGACCAGCTCATTCTTGAGTTCTACACTCCCGGTGAACCTAACAGCGGATGGATTCATTGTAGCTATACACCTGACCAACCAAGAAAACAGTTCTTGCATGCGTACAAATCAGAGGGTAAAACAAAGTATAAACCAATAATAGGAAAGGCAGTAGATTTAGTATAATGGCTATAACAAGATCACAAATGACACAACAGGTTGATGGCAAGTTAAGAGGTGCCAAAGATGAAAAGAAAAAAGAAAAAAAGAAATTTCAAGCTAAAAAATCCAATAAAAAGAATCCTCTCGCTAGGACATTTACTGTTTAGGCCAAGAGTGGTACAATCTAAGAAGTTGTACAACAGAAAGAGGCTTAAACAGCATGACAAAACTATGTGCTAGAGGCAAAGCGGCCGCAAAAAGAAAATTTAAAGTTTACCCGTCTGCATATGCGAATGCATACGCTAGTAAAATATGTGCGGGAAAAATAAAAGATCCATCAGGTACAAAAAGAAAAGATTGGGGACCTAAAAAAGCTTATCAAGGTAAATTTATAAAACATGAATCAGGTGATATTAATTTATCTAACAATGAATTGAAAAACTATTACGGTGACTTGTTAAAATGAGCGAACGTGGCTCTTGCTGGCAAGGATATGTCCAAAAGGGCATGAAGAAAAAAGGTGACCGAATGGTTCCTAATTGTGTTCCTAAAGGCATGAAGTCAGGTGGACTTAATAAATGGTTTAATGAAAAATGGGTAGATATTGGTTCAAAGAAACCAGGAGGAGGATACAAAGAATGTGGAAGAAAATCTGCAAGTGGATCAAAAAGAAAGTACCCCAAATGCGTGCCTGCTGCAAAAGCAGCCCGAATGACAGAATCAGAAAAACGTTCTGCTGTTGCGAGAAAAAGAAGTAAATCTCAAGGAGTAGGTGGTAAGCCTACAAATGTAAAGACTTTTGCATCCAAAGGTGCATTTACTAAATTATATTATGGTGGTATGATAGATTACTAAGGAGATATTATGGACGAAGCAAAAGATTATAAAGCTTATTTAAAGGCATTAAAAAAAGCAACGGATTCTGCCAAAGATGATAAAGTGAATAAATCTTTTCTAAAAAGAAGAAAAATTTTATCTGGTGGAAATATTAAAACAATAAACCTTTCTTGCGGTGGTATGGGTATCGCTGTTAAGGGAGGAAAATTTGAAGGAGTAAAGTAATGGAAAAATCAAAACAAGCTTATAAACTAGCTCAAAAAGAAAAAGGTGAGGATAGGGTAACAACCAAAGATATTAAAATGGCAAGAAAAGTAATTGATGCTGACAGTGTCAAGAAAAAAATGTCAGGCGGTATGGCGATCGGTGGCGGAAAGAAAAACTACAAAGCAACCGGTACGCTTAATGCTAAAACAGGAAAATTAGTAGGTGGTCAAAAAAATCTACCAAAACATTTACAAAAAGCAATCTTAGCGTAAGGATGAAATGGCTACATCAGAAACTACAAGTTTTAACATTACTATTGATGAAGTTATTGAAGAAGCTTACGAAAGATGTGGCGTAAGAACTAATTCTGGTAACGATATTCGATCAGCTAGAAGAAGTTTAAATCTTTTATTTTCTGAATGGGGTAACAGAGGTATTAACCTTTGGAAAGTCAAATCAAAAACTGAAACATTAGTTAATGGAACAGTAACCTACAATACACCAAGTGATTGTAACGATGTTCTTGAAGCTGTTGTTACTACAACAGGTGGTAACCAACAAACTTTAACTAAGGTTTCTAGATCAGAATATATTGCAATACCGAATAAGACTGAAACAGGAACTCCTTCTCAGTATTATGTAAATAGACAAATTACACCAACTATAAGTTTATATCTGGCTCCTGATACGAGCGCCGTGACGAATATATTCTATTACTATCTTGCAAGAATTGAAGATGTAGGTGCATATACCAATACTTCAGATATGCCATTTAGATTCTTTCCATGTATGGTATCTGGATTAGCTTTCTACTTATCACAAAAGATTGCACCTGATAGAATACAAGCACTCAAATTATTATACGAGGATGAATTAAAAAGAGCATTAGAAGAAGATGGACAAAGGACATCGGTTTACATTAACCCTAACGTTTACTACCCACAAGGATAATAATGGCTTACGCAAAAGGTAAATACTCACAATCAATATCAGATAGATCAGGACAAGCTTTTCCTTATAGAGAGATGGTAAAAGAATGGAATGGTTCATGGGTACACACATCTGAGTTTGAAGCAAAACATCCTCAGCTCAATCCAAAACCACACATGGCAGATCCACAAGCATTATGGAATGCTCGACCACAAAGGTCTGCACCAGTAACAGTTTATCTAGATCCTCAATATTGGGATGGTCAATTTACATCAGATGGAATGCAACCTTCTGAAAGTCCTTTAGAAGAAAATAAAAAAAGACAAGCTAATACAGAACTTGGAACAATAACAGTGGTGATATCATAATGGCAATAACTTATTCAGATTTTTTAACACAGGTAAGGAATTATACAGAAGTAGATGACAATGTATTATCTGATCCATTAATTGGACAATTTATAAGAAACACAGAATTAGGTATTGCGGGTGCTGTCGATTACGATGAAACAAGAAAATATTCTACTTCGTCATTTACAGCAAATAAAAGATATTTAATTATGCCTGAAGATTTTTTAGTAATTAGATCACTGCAGGTATTTAGTACAATAGATCAAAGTGGTACTAGAGAGTTTATGGAAAAACGAGATACAAGTTTTATCTCGGAATACAATAGTTCAGGAGCAACAGGCAAACCTAAATATTATGCTAATTGGGATGATAAAAATGTTGTTGTAGCTCCAACTCCAGATATAGCCTATGCAGTTCAATTAAATTATATTATTGATCCTCCTAAATTTACCTCTTCAAACCCTACTTATTTATCTAAATACCAAGAATCTTTACTGCTTCATGGTGTTTTGGCAGAAACGTTTTCTTATCTTAAAGGACCAATGGATATGTACAAACTTTATAAAGATAAGTATAATGAAGAAATACAAGCGTTTGCTCTTCAACAAATGGGTAGAAGAAGACGTGCAGAATTTGATGATGGTGTACCACGAGTTAAAGTGCCTTCACCATCACCGTAATATTAAAGGAGAAAAATTATGGCAATAACACAAGCAGTATGTAATTCATTTAAAAAAGAACTTTTAGATGGAGTGCATGATTTAGCGTCAGGTGGAGACGCATTTAATTTAGCGTTATATACTTCACAAGCAACTATTAACGCAGCAACTACATCTTACACAACAGGAAATGAAGTTTCTAATTCTGGTCAATACACAGCTAAAGGTTCACAACTTCAGTCTCAACAAACATCAGTTGCATCAGGAGTAGCAATTGTAGATTTTGCAGACCTATCATTTACAGGTGTAACATTAACAGCGAGAGGTGCTTTAATTTATAACAGTACAGACGGTAAAAAAGCAGTTTGTGCATTAGATTTTGGTGGTGACAAAACAGCAACTGCAGGAACATTTACAATTCAGTTTCCTGCATTTACAACTTCAGCTGCAATACTTAGAATTAGTTAAGGAGTTTAGATGGCACTTGTCATTAATGACAGAGTAAAAGAAACTAGTGCAACTACTGGTACAGGAACTTTAAACCTTGCTGGAGCGGTACAAGATTTTGAAGGATTCGTTGCGGGTATTGGTAATAGTAATACAACTTACTATGCAATTGTAAATACAGGCACAGGTGAATTCGAAGTTGGTCTTGGAACTGTCACAGACGCAACTCCAGATACTTTATCAAGAGACACAATTATATCATCATCAAATAGTGATGCTGCAGTAAATTTTTCAGCAGGTACTAAAGATGTGTTTTGTACATTACCTGCTTCAAAAGCAGTTGTTGAAGATGCAAATAATGATGTAACTTTACCTGCAGATCTAACTGTAGGAGCTAACATAGATGTATCTTCAGGAACCATAAAACTTGATGGTAATTATCCAACAGGAACTAATAACGTTGCTATGGGAGATACTGCATTAGATTCTATTGGAACAGGAGGTGCAGGCCATAATGTTGCAATAGGTCATGCAGCTTTAACTGCTGATGATACAGGTACAGGTAACGTAGGAATAGGTGCTTTTGCTTTAACATCAACGGTTACAGGTAATTATAGTACGGCTATTGGACAAGAAGCTTTGAAAGTAAATACTGCATCTTGGAACAATGCAATTGGTTTTCAATCAATGCTAACAAGTGTAGGGGGCGAGAAAAACATAGCTATGGGTTTCTGGTCTTTAAAAAATTTAGGTAGTAATGATAAAAACGTTGCCATAGGTCATGAAGCAGGAACAAATTTAACGGGTGGTGATAATAACATAATAATTGGACACAATGCTCAAGCAGCATCTGCAACAACTTCCAATCAAATTACTTTAGGTGATGCTAATATCACTTCTTTAAGAATTCCAGGTCTACAGTCTGGTGCATCTAATGGTGATGTACTAACATATAATGGTACAAAAATAATATTATCAACCCCTTCAACTGGTGCAACAGAAGCATTTGCAATTAAAATGGCAGTAGGATTATAGGAGAAATATGGCTCAAGATTTTGAAAGATATATACATAGAAATGTAGGAACATCTGCAGCAACGGTGCATACTAGTAACTCAGATGATGCAATTATTTCTATTCGTTGTGCAAACACAACTACATCTACAATTAATGTGGATGTATTTATTAATGACGGATCAAATGATTATTACATAATTAAAAACTGTCCAATAGTTAGTGGCGGATCTTTAGAATTGATTGATGGAGGATCAAGAATAGTAATGAAATCAAGTGATGTTCTAAAAGTGCAGTCTGACACTGCTTCTAGTTTAGATGTTTGGGCTTCATTTATAGATGCAATAAGTACGTAGGAGGAATCATGGCTTATTTAGGAAACGCTCCAAAACAAAATTTAAATACCATGAACTCTCAACAGTTCAATGGTGATGGATCAACTGTAAATTTTACATTAAGTCAAAGTGTTTCAAATACTGCAGAAGCAGAAGTATATGTTGGAAACGTTAGACAAGATCCATTTTCCGCTTACTCAATATCAGGTGGTACAACTTTAGCTTTCACAGAAGCCCCACCATCAGGCACAGCAAACATCTATGTAGTCTTTCAAGGTAAATCTACAGGTAGCATTAACCCTGGTCAAAACAGTATTCAAGCAGGAATGATTTCTGCAATCAATGGTGGATATAAAAACCTAGCAACAGTTTCAGAAACAATTACAGTTCCTGCAACGGACAACATGATGTTATGTGGTCCAGTATCATTTACAGCAACAGTCACAGTAAACGGGACATTAACGGTAGTATAATATGGCAACATTATTTGTAGATAAAATAGACCCACAATCAGGAACTACTTTAGAGATAGGTAGTTCTGGGGATACAATTACTACTGCAACAGGAGCTAAACCAAGTTTTCTATATCCAGCTTTTTTTGCACAATTAAGTGCAAACCAAACTCCTACAAGAGGTGCAACTACAAAAATACAAATTAATAGTGAACTTTTTGATA